TAAAGTTTATGTATTTAGACCATTCTCAGGATATGGCGCAGATCAGGATTTAACTTATCCATTCCCATCATTCATTGATAGAATTAAAAGAAAAGTTTCTGAATTTGAAATTTGGGGCGATGGTACGCAAGTACGAGATTTTATCCATATGGAAGATATTGTAGAAGCGGTTATGACTGTTGTAGAAAATGATGTTCAAGTTGATGCATTGAATCTAGGAAGTGGAATAGCTACTCCATTTAATACATTAGCTGAAACTATGTTTGAAATTAGCAAATGGCGGCCAGAGAATGGAATTAAACATTTATTAGAAAAACCAATTGGAGTTTCTTTTAGAGTATGTGATCCTAGTTTAATGCTATCAATATACAAACCTAAATATACATTAGAAGAACGAATTGAACAAATATTATATGGAAAATAACATTTCATTATTAGTAGGACTAAAAAATAATTTAGACTACAATAAACATTTTTACGAAACAACTAGAGCATTATATCCAGAAGTAGAAATATGTTTTGTAAGTTATGGGTCAACTGATGGAACGCATGAATGGTTAGACACATTATTAGATGATAACTTAAAGTATTTCTATTCAGTTGAAAACAAAACGTTTTCTGATACATTTAACAAAGCAGCAGAATTAGCTACGCGCGACTATGTAGCATATTTACATAATGATATTGTATTAGCGCCTGGTTTTATTGAAAATTTAGAAAAACATGTAGATGCTAACAATGTGGTTGCATATACCACAATAGAACCGCCTATATTCGCAGGACATGAACGTCCAGGTAAACTAATACATGATTTGGGTACATCTTTAGAGACGTTTGATAAGGGGGCGTTATACGAGTTTGTTAGAACAAATAAATCTAAATATGAAAACAAAACTGAATCTGGTATTACGTTTTTTATGTGTATGCCTCGCATCAAGTTATTAGAAATTGGAGGTATGGATAATTTATTCAATCCAATGTTTTGCGAAGATGATGATTTGATTCGTCGATGGAATTTATTGGGAATGAATTGTTTTACTGCATTGGATGCAATATGTTATCATTTTGTTAGTAAAACATCTAGATTTTCAGAAGAATATCAAACTCGAACACAGCAAATTGAATTGAATTCAAATAGAAATTTCATTAGAAAATGGGGTATGCGATTATCGGCACCAAAATATAATATTGGAATACGTATTGAAAATTGTACGGCACACTTATTAGAATTATTAGAACCGTTTGGCGAACAAATATACTCAGATGCAGAGTGGATGAAATATGTTACATTAGAACAACCTAATACAAAATTTGATTTACGTAAACGTTGCCATTCATTAACTGAGTTGGATAGATATGATTATAATGATATCGTTGTAGAAATTGATGGAAATGCATTTACTCAACAAGATTTTGATGTTATACAAAATTTATCAGCAATAGTACAAGATTCTGGAGAACCCGGCACCTTTACAATAGGTAATTTAAAAATTACAATTGTTTCTATGGAAACATATGAAAAAGATCTAGTTGTTTGTAAAAAATAAATTTTCTCATTGATTTGTTTGTTTTGTTATATTTATACGAAAGTAATAATTTAACGGGAGATATAATGGGCGGATTCAAACAAATCTTTAAAGATTCGAATGATTACAATGAAAAAACCATTATTGGATTTATGTCATTTGCAGTTATGACACTTGCAATGGTTGTAGATTTAATAACAGGATATTTTGGTAATGAATTAAAATTAAATGAATACATTTACAATTCATTTGTTATTGTAACATTGGGAAGTTTAGGAATTGCAGGTTTAGAAAAGTTTGCAGGAAAAAAATCAAATAACGAAAACAGCGAAGAAATATAAAGGTTAACAATGTCTTATACAAGAGAACAAATTGAAGCTACCGTAAAAGCTAAAGGATATGTTTGGTTTGAAGGTGCAAAAAATTATGATGTGAATATTGTAGGAGTACGAAATTCTGCAACAGGTGATAAAGTTACTAACGTGTTTGATGATATCATGACAGTATCATATAAAGTTGATGGCGAATGGAAATTTCATTCATGGCCATGTACAACTGATCCAGGTAAGAAAGGTGTTCAGCAATATCACAATGCAAAAGGCGTTGCTCGATTAGTTGAAGGTCAATACAGAGGTTCACACGGAATTGGTTTGCATCAAGGTAAGTATGAAGCATTAAAACAATATAAATCAGTAAAAGTATTTCGTGATGCAGATCGCAACATGACATACGCTGAAAACAAAGTGGATGAAGGTGTTTTTGGAATCAACATTCACAAAGCGGGTGCAGATTCAACTTATGTTGAAAATTGGTCTGAAGGTTGTCAAGTATTTAAAAGAGTTAAAGATTTTGAAGAATTTATGACAATTTGTCGTAAAGCCAAAGACATCCATGGAAATTCTTTTACTTATACATTGATTGAATCTGCGGACGTTAAATAATGAAAACAACAACATTATCGGCGATAATATATTCGGCAAGTACATTGATGGCATTCATTTGTACATATTTCTTCAACTTGGCAATGTCAAATTCAGATCAGTATTTGGCATTGGTTGCAGTAGTAATGACAGATGGGTTCTTTGGAGTAATTGCTGGTACTAAAAATGAAGGCTTCAAAACATTTAAAGCTCTTAAAGTTTTGAGAACATTGGTAGTATGGATTATGTTTTTAACGGTATTGTTAGTTATCGAAAAAGGTTTTCCGGGTACGGGGTGGTTGAGTGAAACCATTTTATTGCCATTCATAATATTTCAACTTGTTAGTGCATTAAAGAATGCATCAATGTTGGGATTGATTGAAGGAAAAGTTTTATTAGAAATTTTAGATAAAATTGATTTACATAAAGGTTTACGAAATAAAGGTTAAATATGAGTTTAGATACATCAAAAATTAAACAAGTTCCATTGCCAGAGTCGCAATATATTAAAGAAGCAACAGAAAAGAAACAAATCGTATTGCATCACACGGCAGGTAATTCTTCAGGGCCAGGCACAATTAAAATGTGGGCCAATGATGATAGAGGACGAATTGCAACTTGCGTTACTATATCTGGTAAAGGCGTATCAAAAGATACATACGACGGAGAAATTTGTCAAGCATTTTCATCTAAGCATTGGGGATATCATTTAGGACTTAAACAAGATATTTTTAAATCTAAAGGAGTTCCTTATAAGGCATTAGATAAAATTTCAATTGGAGTAGAAATTTGTAACTGGGGTGGATTAGACAAAGTTGGAGATAAATTTTACAATTATGTGGATCGAGAAATTCCTGCAGATCAAGTGACGGAATTAGAAACTCCATATAAAGGACGTAAATATTATCATGCATATACAGATGCACAAATTGAATCTACTAGACAATTATTGTTACATTGGCGAGACACTTACGGCATTGATTTAACATACCGAGAAGAAGATATGTGGTCGATATCGACACGAGCTTTGAAAGGAGAAGTGGGTGTATATACGCACAATTCATATCGAAAGGATAAAGCCGATATTTATCCTTGTCCTCGTATGATTGCAATGCTGAAAACATTATAATGCGCGATGCATTATCGGGCATATCATTAAAATCAAAGATAGCACTAGGAATCGCTGGTGCTATCATGTTTGTTTTCTTTATGGTACAAACTTGTGTTGTACTAGGTTGGTGTCCACCTAATTATGAATTAGCCAAATTTGGTTATGGTTGTGTAATTGGATTTATGCCACCATTCTTTGTTTTCGTTTCTGAATTCCTATTACAAAAACGACGGATGATCGAAGAGATTGATAATCAGGTTGGTGAAGTACGCAAACAAAATACATATCTAGAGCATGCAGCAAAAATACTTAGACACGATATGCATTCGGGTATTAATACGTATATTCCTAGAGGCGTTTCATCATTAGAACGCCGAGTTCCCCAATCGGTCATATCGGAATTGAAAATTGAAGCTCCTTTAAAGATGATTAAAGAAGGCTTAGCACATTCTCAAAAAGTATACAAAGGCGTATATGAATTTACTAATTTAGTAAAAAAAGATGCTGTATTAGATAGAGCCGATCACAATTTAAAAACTATTTTAGAAAACTATCTAGCATCTACTTCATATAAAAGTCAAGTTATCATTGACGAATTACCCATTGTATCAGTTAACGAATCATTGTTTTGTACAGCATTAGATAATTTAATTCGCAATGGATTGAAATATAATGATAGTGATCTAAAATTAGTTAGGATATATATGGAAAATGATTTGTTGATTTTGCAAGATAATGGCCGCGGCATAACTCAACAAGAATTTGATACATTGTCTCAGCCATATACTAGAAAAGAAGGACAAAAAGAAACTGGCAGTGGGTTGGGATTAAATATTTGTATTGCTATATTACAAGAACATGGATTTGGAATTTCATGTGAAAAAAACAATATTGGAACTAAATTAAAAATAAGGTTGACATGAAACGGTTGTTGACGATATTACTTATTGCAATATCTTTTATATCATTATCGCAAAACTATCCAGTACAAACTATATTAAAAGGCGATTCTGTAGTTATTTATACCGTTGAACAAAATCAAGATATAGAACTTCTTCTTGCAAACCAACGAAGCAGAGTTGCATTTTATAAAAACAATATTGCTA